TTTGCTGGCATCGTTCAGCCAGTTCCCTACGCTATCTTGCACATACTTTGCCTTATCGGACTTCAATTTGTCTAATATAGGTAAATACACCTCTGGCTTTTCTTTTAAGGCTTCTATATGAGCACACCAAACACCCCGCGGACGCAAGGCTTCTGTACTAAACCTGCGGATATTCTCCTCTTCACTTTCTGCCCAATGGGAGAGAAAACCAATCGAAAAGTCTAAATGCTCGCTCATTTCGGGGCGTAATGCCATCCAAATGATTTCACGAACGCCAAAATGACTATCGGCTACCAAAGGTTTTAGTTTGTGTAGCTTATCTTCTAAAGGGATTTCGGTATGTAAAGCCACCAAATAACAAGCATAACAGCGCACAGAATCGGATAAGTGCGTACTGATTTGCTTAAATAAAGGCTCATAAAGGTCAGTGTTTGCATATTTTTCATATAACAATGCACCTATGAGCTTAATCGTATTCATTGTAGAAGGTTTCTTTTGCTGATGGATTTGGCAAACCAACTCTTCAATGATATTTTTATCAATCCCCAAAGCAGGAAAAACAGATGCTACCAACTGTGAATGGTCTACAGCCAGCCACTCGGTAAGGTTTACCGTTTCTATACGCCCTGCATTTAATAGCGAAAGCACTTCGGAAGGTATATCTACTGCCTTTTGAGCCCCTTTTCTGTTCTTGATAATTTCTATATTCATACAATAAATTATTCCTCCTCATCTCTATCCACAGGCTCTTTAGTAAGAAGATTTTGGAAGTCGGAAAAGTTTTCAGCTATCTTCTCACAAAACATATCGTGATACCAAATCCAAAGCGAACCATCGTGCAGGTTGATAAACACAAATCCTTCATTCACAGAACCTATAGCAAAAGCTGATTGGAGTTCTTCGGGGGTTAAAGTGTCTTCATCACGGGTTTGCAGCATCGAAAAATCAATATCATCACGAGTAAAGAAAGCGTAATTGCAGAAAGATTCGCTATAAGTATGCTCAAAGAGAAATTCTTTGCTCCATACTTCAATCTCGGTACTGTGTTCGTATTCTGTATGAGGGAACATTGTGAGCCATTCGGGGAAGGACTCTCCCTTTTCAATACTGTTTACATACTCTTTTGGGAGCTCTCTCCCTAAATATGTTGTAGGTAATGTTTCGTTGTTCATAGGTTTGTTATATTTAGTTATATATATTCTTCAAATTTTCCTGACCGCAAAGCTTGCGTTTGCTCCTCTATAAGGTTTTGCATCTGCTCTTGTAGGGCTACGTCTTTACCATTGTTGACAATAATTACTCTTGTAGCACGAAGTATCAGGCTCTTACGCATTGAAAACTCAAGTAGTAAATCATTCTCTTTTACGGCTTTTTTTAGTACTTGTTCGCGTTCTTTTATCGCTTCCAACGAAAGAATATTAGCAAAAAAGTTAGTAAAAAGATCTTGCGCCCCCTCAAAAGAGGAAGTATATTGGGTAACCTCTTTATAGCGTGCGAAAATAGCCTCTTTTTGCGCCTCTGTACACAGCGGATTGTTATAGAAAACGGATAAAATATCCCAAAAAGTATCCCATAGCGGAAACTCTTCGTCTAATGGCAATTTGATGATCTCCTCATAATAATACATTATGGGTTCGTATTTCTCTTCTATATGAAAGCTATCCAACAACGATTCCAACAGAAAACTATCACTATGGCGCTTGATACGGAACTTCTGTATCTTTTTAAGCCGTAGCCACAATCTTTTTTCTGCATCGGTGGTACAAAAAGGAGCTATTTCTGATAGATAAATGTTCATTTTCTTTTTATGATTATTCTGTCATTTCAAAAAACCACTTCAAAAAAGGGTCTGTAATAGGTTCATCAATCATATTATGAGGGGTTGCTACTTCTAATGGTAAAGTTTGCGGAGTTCCTCAGGGATTTGCATTCCCTCGGGGAGGGCATTTTCTAATTGTTGTAATAGAATGTTGGACATATTTTCTAATTTAAAAAATTATTCTTTATGAAAAAGAGCAAAGAAATTATAGGCAGTAATATGAAATGTACATACATCTACAATACAAAAACGCCCCGAAAGCCTATATAAAATAAGGGTTTACAACAAAAAACGCCCCAAAAGGCAGGAAAATGAAATGTACAAAAAACTACATTTAATTACCATTTAATTACCGAGTAATTGCCCGATAATTACCATTTAAATGGAAGTAATTACCATTGGCGGGTATATATACCCTAATAATTACCAAAACCCCAACAAATACGCCCATTTAGGGCGTTTTTTTGTGTCTTATAGCAACCACTAAAGCCATCTTTTGAGGGGTTGAAAAACCCCCAAAAGGTACCCACCCACCCAAGCCTAAAAATACCCTCTTTTTAGTATTAGGGGGACACTTAGGGGGACACTTAGGGGGACACTTTTTAGCTATTTTTGTGGTAGTAAAGTAGGTTATACCCTCTTTTTTGTGCAGCCAATGGGCTTTTTTGCAGAGTAAAGGGGGGTGTATTGTAGTGCTTTTTAAAGTTTATTTTTATATAAAATACTGATTATTAGCTTTTTATTTCAAAAATATATAAAAAGGATATGGTTTCTCTGGTATAAATATCCACTTTGCCCCTATAAAACTTCTGTTTTCACTTCCTCTAATTGTTCTACACGTTGTTTTAAGAAGTGCATATCTGCTTGTAAGTCTGCAATTTTTTGATACTCAGGTATGGGGTCAAGAAACTCAAAGGAAAGGTGCATTTTACACTCCCATACCTCTCTTACATCTTTTAGATCTACGTTTATATGAGGAAAAACGCGATTGTCTGACCTACAATATAGGCTTCCGTACTTCTCTATTCTATTAAGTACGCGTTTTACAATTACACCTTCTTTACTAACTACTACATATATTCTATTGTCTGAAATATGCTGCCAGTCCTCTACAAATTGCCCCACTACATAGCTACCACTCTGCAAGGTAGGGTACATTGATAAACCTTCCACCTGAAACATACGAAAAGTACCATTCCTCATACCTGGTAGGTTATACATTGGAAGTTTTCTTATATACTTAGGGTCATCATACCCTTTAAGATAGCCCGCTTGTGCCATAATAGGTACCAGTGGAATACGTTCTTTCTCATCATCTTCGTCTTTTAATACTATCACTTTAGGCATTAGGCTTTTACCTTCTACCTTTATAGGAGCAACAACCTCTACTGGAGTACCTTTTATAGCCTCATCTTTAAGCATAGACCCTTTGCCCGTGAGTAGCCATTCGGGACTCATATCTAAACAATTGTCTAATATTTTATTTAAAACCCCCTCTCCTAAGTCGGCATTTCGCTTTAGTTGGGTACCTAAATAGCCATTGGATAGTCCACATATCTTTTCAAAGGAACTATTGTTAATTCCCTTATTATCAATGTAATGAATAACTCTTTTTATTGCCTTCATAAAAATAATTAGAAAAAAGTTTAAAAATAATTTGCAAGTTTAAACTATTGTCTATACTTTTGCCCCGAAAATTAATAACAACATTTAACGGGACAAATGTATGAAAAAAATAAGAATTGTTTACGAATTAAAGAAACAAATTGCAAAAGAGATGAGCGTAACCACTCAAACTGTGGAAATGGCTCTCGCCTATGTGTACAACTCCGAAGTACAGCAAAACATTCGTCAGCGCGCTAAAGAACTACTACAGCAAGAGGCTGACAAAGTGCAAGTAGATTTAAAAACAAATTCAAACAATTAACAATCTATGGACAAACTAATCACAATCATCGAACAGAAAGGCATTCAATTAGTAGATGCCCGTGAGCTTCACAAAAGATTAAAAGTGCAAACACCTTTTAACCATTGGCTGAACAGAAGAGTTTCAGAGTATGGTTTTGATGAGAACAAAGACTATTTCACTGAAAATCAACTTTTGGACAAAAATGACAAAAAGTATCCACACAGACCACGCACCGAGTATTTCCTTACAATTGATATGGCTAAGGAAATCGCAATGGTAGAAAGAACAGAAGTAGGCAAGAAGATACGTAACTACTTCATTGAAATGGAAAAGATAGCCCAGCAATCTATCATCAAAATGCCCCCCTCACTCAATGTTTACGGCAAAGAAGCCTTGCCCTATATAGAGTGGTTGCTATTACACCAGTACTCAGTTACCAGCGGGCAGTATTTTCGCCGCATCAAAAAGCACCCCCAGCACTTCTACCGCACCGCCGAAGGCAAGTGGTACATCAACAGAGAGTTTGCCGAAGCCCTTTTGCAACTACGCAACGGCTATCAGCAGCTTACCAAGGTCCAAGGACTGCCACAAGTAGTACAATTAGAATTAAAACTTTATGAAGCGTAACACTATGAAAGTAGGAAACAAAGTAAGAGAAATTCCAGATGAATTTGGCTGGAGAATGAAAGAAGGAGTCGGTATAGTCCTTAAAGTCTACAACGTAGGAGAGGACACTCGTGTAGATGTAGACTTCGGAGATGGAGGAATTTACATCTATTTTATAGAATGTTTGGAACCAATAAAAGAATAATGTAATGATACAAGTAAAAACACAAGTAATGCTCATAGAGAACGAAGATAAAAAAGAGCATAAAGTAATAAAAACAGTTCGCTTCTTAGGGTTACTGATATTTAAGAAAGAAAGCCCTTTAGGAATGTAAAAAGGGGCATACTGTACAGCATACCCCAAAGATAGAAACTTAGTAACTATCATTTAGAGGAGAGCCTATTCATTAAAGACTCAAAAGACTCATTAGTATAGATTTTCTCGCCATTAATGAGAGTAATCATACAAAAGTCGCTTCCTCTTCTTACGGTGATAATATGGTGAGTATTCACCACTAAAAATTCACCTTCCAGTGTAGTTGTAATTCTAATGAACATAATTACTAAAATTAAAATTATACACCGCAAAATTAGTAATTATTTCCCAAGGTTGGTACGACCAACGGCAAGAAAGTTTGCAGCGGTTCATAGCCGCCTTGGGAAGCATTTAAAAACCTTTTAAAACACTTTTAAAATGACAACAAAAACCATTTACCTACTCAATGAGGACTTCCTTATCATCGGCAGAGAGATACGCACTACCTTCTTAGGTATTGTCGTAAAAAGAGAAAAAATAGACTATCACAAACCAGTGAAGTACCGCGAATAACACCACATCACGTTTTTTATATTTTGATTTTATTGTTGTTTTTCCCCAGTGGTTGGTATGACCAACAGCATTAAGCGCAGCTCGCAACTGCACTGGGGAGCAAGGCAAACGCCAAAAAAACAAAACTATGTACGCATTCCAAAATAACATATTATCTATCCCCGCACGCCTGCTCTATAGCGATTGGAAGGTAGTTACTTATGAGTACTACAAAAAGCTATGCGCTCGTGGTAAGCTCCAAGTTACCCAACCAGGCAAAGGACAAGGTAATGAAGCGTGGGTAGCCTTCGAGAGCCTCCCCGTAGTGAAAGGTGTGAATACAAAAGAATTTTGCGTGCGTATGCTCGGCAAGCCCGAAGAGGCTCACATCGTTACCAATGTATTAGAAGAGTATATTGTACCCGACCCCGAAGCTATCAACTTCTTTGCCGAGCACCGCAAACCTAACGGCAAATCACTCCCCCTCCCACAGCAGAGGGAGAAAGCCACCTCCGCTATGATACTGGGTGCCATCGAAACCTTGCTTAAGAGCCGTCCGCTCACTGCCAAAGCCTTTGGTAAGCGCAAAACCCAAATATGGCAAAATATCAGCGAAGCAGTGAACGCCCTAAACCCCGAAAAGTGGAGCTTCTCATTACCCAATAACCCACGAAGCCTACAGCGCAAATACAACCAATTCCTTACTGAGCGTTACGCTACCTTCATTCACAAGGGCGAGGGCTCCGACAATGCTAAAATAGTAACCCCTACTATGGAACGCCTCTTTATATCCATCTGCTGTATGCCTAATAAACCTTACATCAGTTCGGTGTACGATATTTACAAGCAGTTTCTATACGGCGAAATAGAACTTTTTGACCGCGCTACAGGCGAACTCTTTAACGTAGACGATTTTTGCGATGAGAACGGCAACCTCTTAGAAGTCTCCGAAAGCACTGTAAAACTATGGCTTAGCAAAGCCGAAAATCAGCTTATCATAGCTAAAGCCCGCAACGGAGAGTACGATTTTAGCCACAAGTTGCGCCCTCACGTTCACCGCCACGCACCACTCTACTCAATGAGTAAAATAACCCTTGATGACCGCGATATAATGCACACCAAGCTACCCGACGGCAGCAAAGTAATGGCATACTATGCTTATGATGTGATGAGCACCGCCCTTATAGGTATTGCTCACAGCAAGAAAAAAGACACCGAGCTGTTCTTAGACTGCTTCCGCTCAATGTTTCAGTTCACTACCTCCTACGGCTTGGGTACTCCAATGCAGATAGAAGTAGAACGACACCTAACGGGAGAGTTTGCCGACGGGCTACTGAAAGCCAACAACCTATTTCCGTTTGTGCGGTTCTGTAACGCTACCAACTCACAAGAGAAGTATGCCGAGACAATGATACGAGGTAAAAAATACGGCATTGAGAAAGACAGACACCAAAACGTAGGTCGCCACTATGCCCGCCGTGATAGCAACCGCACCACGCAACAGAAGATATTCGACGAGTTCAACAACAATTACAAAGAAGCCAAAGCCTCTTATGATGATATTGTGGCAATGGAACTCCAAGAGCAAACCCTATACAACAACCAACCCCACCCCGACCAACAACGCTTCCCTGGTAAGACACGTTTGGAGGTATTTTTAGAGAATGTAAACCCTAATTTGCCACAACTCAACCGAGCTCTTTTAGCCCAATACATAGGCAAATGCACCACTACTACCATACGTCGTAGCCAATACGTAACCGTACAATACCAAAAATACCAACTACCCAACCCACAAGTACTTACCTTATTAGCCCCCAACAACTACCAAGTAGAAGCCTATTACTTGCCTAATAAGGACGGTATTACCGAAGTATATTTATACCAAAACGGAGCCTTTCTTTGCACTTGTAGCCCTGTGCCTACCTTCAACCGTGCTAATGCCGAATGGACTCAGCACGATGAGCAACAATATGCCGAGGCAATGAGTTACGTTACCCAGTTCGACCAAATGGTACGTACCCAATCAGTGCAAAAGCTCAACCGCTTAGGAAGCCTTACCGCACCCATACCCACCGCTACCGAAGTAGACTACACACCAGTAGACTACACCGAGACACCCGCCCTCAACTATCAAGAGTACAGCAAAACAAAAGTAGAAACCATAAATAAAGCATTATTAGACTTATGATAACCACAGCCCTAAAAGAAAAAATCGTACAAGCGATTGCCGAAAACCGACAAAACTACCGCTATGACACCCACCACGCCAAAAGTCTTGGCATCAATGGTGCACAGTACAACCGAGTAATGAAAGGCGAACGCGATGGCGTGCTATCCGATGCCAAATGGATAAGCATCGCACGCAAACTACAGGTGCAACTCCGCGACGAAGCCCCTTGGGTAACCGTAGAAACCGAAACCTTTCAGTACATCTACAGTCAGCTTACCGCCTGCCAAACACGCTCGCTTTCGGCTATCCTATGCGACCGCGCAGGTATAGGCAAAACACACACCGCCAAAGTATATGTAAGCAAAAACAAAAACGCCGTATATATCGACTGCTCACAAGTAAAAACCAAACAAAAACTTATACGCAAAATCGCACAAGAGTTTGGCATTACCTATACTGGACGATACGCCGAAGTGTATGAAGATTTGGTGTATTACCTCAAACAGCTTGAAACCCCATTAGTAATATTAGACGAAGCTGGCGACCTCGAATACCACGCCTTTTTGGAACTCAAAAGCCTTTGGAATGCCACCGAATATGTTTGCGGTTGGTATATGATGGGAGCAGACGGCTTGCAGGCTAAAATCGACCGTAATAAGGGTATTAAAAAAGTAGGCTATGCCGAAATATTCGACCGTTACGGCTCCAAATACAGCCGTGTAAGTCCACCCTCTGATAAAGAAGCCATCGAAGCCTTCCTACTTAGCCAAATAGCCCAAGTAAGCCAAGCCAATGGCTCAACTATCAGCCCTGCACAAATGTACGCTAATACCGCAGGAAGCCTCAGAAAAGTACGCACCGAAATTGAAAAGCAACGCCTACAACAACTCAATGATGGAAAATAACGAAAAAACAATCATACCCCGCGCCTACACCTATGAAGATTTAGCGCGCAAAAAGTACAAAACAATCGACCTATCGCCACAATGGACAGACCATCTCGGCAAGGTAGAAAGAAGCGGCAGCCTCCTTATCTATGGCGACTCAGGGCACGGCAAAACCACTTACGCCCTTCAACTAATGAAAGAGTTATGCCAAAGAGAAAAGGTACTATACAACTCCTTAGAAGAGTGTGGCAGCCTATCACTCATTGAAAACCTCGACCGCTACGGGCTCAAACAGTACCGAAAACGCTACACCGTGCAAAAAGAATATGTAGATAAAATGATGCTACGCCTGGACCGTCCACAACAACCTAAAATAGTATTTATTGACAGCATACAAGAGTGTTTCGACGGCAAGCCCGCAAGCCTATACAACAAGCTCATCGAAGCATTTCCTAACACCCTCTTTATTGGCATATCACAAACCGATAGTAAAGGGAACCCCAAAGGAGCCGTTGCCAACAAATTCTACTGGCTTAGTCAAAACCGTATTTATGTAAAAGACTTCCGAGCCTACATCGAAAAAACACGTACTGGAGCCAATGAGTTAGAGCCCTATCTCATCTCAGCCGAAAAAGCCCAAGAACGCGAATTTAAACTCTTAAAAACACCCTAACACCTATGAATACAATACCCCAACAAATCACCTATCGCCACGCCCTCGCCCACCAATTAGGGCTCACCTATTTGCAGTATGAAAACCTCCGCTATGATTTCTATATAGATTGGTGTATCCACCTTTTAGCTTGTCCCCCTTCGGGGGTTCGGGGGCTACAACTCAAAACCCTCACCCGCCACGACACCCTAATCAACTGGTACGACGATCAATGGTACGAAATAGTTGAGCAAGCCATACACCGACACTACGGGCAAGATATCAGCATCTACACCCCAGAAGAAATGCTTGACCTCATTAGCTTCTATGCCGCCAACATCTTAGACTACTACCCAAGCGTACTCCTCAAAAAAATAACCGCCCGTGCGGCTCGCACCGAACACTAACCGAAGATAAACCGAACACAAGATGAGAATAGAACCTAACGAAATAAGCGACTACGAGTATATCAATCGCAAAATGAGAGAGCACGCACAAGAGCTCCTCAAAACCGCCAAAAAACAAAAACGCCCCGTGCGATACCTCCCCCAAGGCATCAGCGGTGATAGCGTGCGATGGTGGTCAGATCTCAAAGAATACGGAAAATTAGTAACAAAATAACAACTATGAATAGCAGATTTTTAGCATACACCAAAGCCCTATCGCTCGACACTTTCGTACAAATACTCACCTTCGAGCAACGGATGCAAACCTGCCAATTCCGAGCAGGTAAAACCGACAAAGTACCCGCCTTAGTCCAAGAGCTACAAGATTGGATAGAGCGAAAACGCTGGCTACCTCCCGCTTTTCGTTACGAAACCAACACCTTAGAACTACAGTGGCAAGACGAAAACGAACAATGGCAACCACTAACCACACACCCGCTATACAAAGCCAAAGTAACAAGATATTAACAAATAACAATTATCAATTATGACAGTAGATTTAAGTAAACTCACCGCCGACGAACTCAAAGCCGAACTACAACGCCGTGAACAAGCACAAAACGAAAACCGCGAGGCATACAAAGCCCTCGTCAATGAAGCCATACCACAAATTATTGGTAAGCTACAAACCTATTCCGAGCAAATGGCAGAGGTGAAATTGCATACTTTTGAAGCTCTAAAAATTCTCTTGGACACCAAAAACGAAGTCTACGAAGTAAAAGGCGACCAACAAAGCCACACCTTCACCGATACCCACGGCAACACCATCACCTACGGATTCCGCGTCATAGACAACTGGGATGACACCGTAAATGCAGGCATTGAAAAAGTAAATCACTTTATTGCTTCACTCGCTAAAGACGACGACAGTGCCAAACTCGTGTCAGTCATCAACCGCTTATTAAAAAAGGATGCAAAAGGCAACCTCAAAGCCTCCCGCGTTTTGGAGCTTACCCGTGTAGCCAAAGAATTTGATAACCCTGACTTCACAGACGCAGTAAAAATTATTTCCGAATCCTACCGCCCACAACGTTCGGCATTCTATATCGAAGCTAACACCCTCGACGAGCAAGGCAAAAAGTGTAACATACCTTTGTCACTCTCATCGGTGGACTTTCCCCCTGGTACTGACATTAAACACCTCTTCCCAGTACACCAAAAGTACGAAGAGCAAGCCACCGCATAACAACACTTTTAGCTATCTCGGTAGCTAAAAGATGCTCCTCCGCCCTTAGGAAGTCGCTGGCAATAAGAGGACGCTTTTATGAGGCCTCCTAAGGCGAGGAGCTTTTTAAATAACTTTTAAACACCGTTTAAAATGAAAAAAGAAACCACAATAAAACCCCACCAAATACGTATCCTCCAAACCCTTTTAGGCAAACGCTTTAAGGACAGAGAAGCCCGCCTACACTTCGTATGTAGCTTTATTGGCAGAGAACTTCCCAGCACCAAAAACCTCACTGAAAACGAGTTTTTCGCCCTTGCCGAGCACCTTGGTTATAAGTTTGAAATGCACGCCTACTTCGATGCCCAAAACAAACAGCACCTAAAGCTGTTATCCCTATGCCACGAACTCGGTTGGCGAGATAAGGTAAACCCCAAGTACGCCGACATCAAACGCCTTGGCAAATGGTTTTGTAGTAGCAAAAACCCATTCAAAAAAAGCCTCCAAAACCTCACTCCTCAAGAGGTAGGTAAAGTAAACAATATTTTTGAAAAAATGCTCACCCAACGCTATGAAAGAAGTTAGAAAATTAGCCAATGAGAAAGTTAGCAAATTAATTGCCTGTGCGGCTCGCACTTGTTCTCACAAGCATAAAGAGCTCCGCACCCTTGCCCACTACTGCACTGTAGAAGTAACTGCTCTCTTTTGCAAAGACTGTGGTGCACAACTCACCAAAGAAGAGTGGAATGTATAACCTTTTAAATACAATGAGCAATGAAACTCATAGATCTTTTTAGCGGAATTGGAGGCTTTGCACTCGGCTTTCAACGAGCAGGCTACCAAAATACAGAGCACTATTTTTCAGAGATAGACAAACACGCAATAGCAAACTATAAACACAATTTTCCAAATGCAAAATACATCGGAGATATTACCTCTGTTCACGGAGGAGACTTTACAGGAATTGACATTATCACTTTCGGTTCGCCTTGCCAAGATTTCAGCCTTGCTGGAAAGCGTACCGGACTCGCAGGCGCAAAAAGTAGCCTTATCCAGTACGCAATTGCCCTCATTACTTGCGTCCGACCAAGTATTTTTATCTGGGAGAACGTTAAGGGAGCTTTCTCCTCTAACGCTGGCGCAGACTTTTGGGCAATTCTCCAAGCCTTTACCCACATTGGGGGCTATCGACTTGAATGGCAACTGCTTAATACAAGCTGGCTTTTACCCCAAAATCGTGAGCGGATTTACCTTATCGGACATCTTGCAGGACGAAGTGAGCCAGGAGTATTCCCTATCAGAGAAGATGATTTCTTTTCTGCAGAAAAAAAGACAAGTCAATCACAGACCCAAATTAGTGGAACAATCAAAGCCAATGGCAATATGAATGCTGATGACACCTACATCATTCCTAAAACTGCAAGTACCCTCACAGGAGGCGGGCATTCTGGAGGCTTGCACTCTGATATGACGGTGATACAACTTAATCCCTCTAAAGAATCTGGAGGTAATCAACCTTACCAACGAAACAGGGTATATGATGAAAGAGGAATATCACCTGCCCTATTAAGATATAATTCTGATTTGATTATTAAACAACGTCCACGCAAAAATAAAGGTGCAGACCTTACTACTTGCCCTACTATATCGAGCAATGCTTTTCAGGAAAATAACCTACTCGGAGGAGTTCGACGGCTTACTGAAATAGAATGTGAACGCTTGCAAGGTTTTCCTGATAATTGGACACAATACGGCAACTACGATGGCATAATAAAACCCATAACCCGCGCACAACGCTATAAGCTCATCGGTAATGCCGTAACCGTGGATATTGTAGAATTAATAGCAAAACGATTAAATCTTATATTACTATGAAAATCGCCCTTACCTTATCACGAGACCAAGCCGAAGTCCTTGCCCGCGCCACCTTTATAGGGCAACCCCTATTCAACAACCGTGAGCAACGTGTACTGTATAGCATAATGCGAGAAGTAACCATCAAAGCCACCCGCTTTTATATGGGCTTCACCACACAGAAACAAAGAAGGTTTTGGCTCAAACTCTACGAAGCCGATATGTTAGAAAAGTTCTTAGGGTACATCCTTACAATGGAACACTATTTACAATACGAACGCCAAACCCTTCTGCAAATCACTTATGATATTAACGAACAATTAGCATAGCTATGGAAAACACCTACTTTTTTAAGGCTAAAAACACTCCCTCCGAACACGTTTTTAAATACGACTTAAACGGCAATTTAAGAGTGTTTGAAAACACTGGCGAGCCCCTTACCATTAAGCAATGGCTTTGGCTCTTTCACCCCGACCGCCTGCCCTACACCGAAGAGCGAATACAAGTACTTGCCAACGATGAGGCTCTTAGGAAGCACTTCACCATAGAAAAAGTACCCGCCTCAGTAACTTTTGAAGACTTCTGGGAGGCATACGGAAAAATCGGCACTAAAGCAGTTGCCAAACGCAAGTTCGACAAGCTCAAGCCCGAAGAGGTTATCAAAGCCTTCATAGGAATTGACAAAGAAAAGTCTAAAAAGAAACTTGACGGTACTGCAATGCCCTACGCCGAGACCTACCTAAACCAAAAGCGTTGGGAAGTGTGAATCACACGAGCAATAAAAAACGAGCCAATTAGCAAATGTTATAGTGCTAATTGGCTCCGTTCTTTTATTTTCATATTTGTTTTTCCAGTATACAGATCAATGTATTTATTGTTTTCTTCATTAAATGTAAAATCAGTCAAAAAATTACAATCATAATTTTTCTTTACTTCCCCAAAAGTTAAAAAATTTAATAACATAGATAATAAAATTAAAAATTTTTTATTCATTATTTTATCCTCACTTTTTCTTCATTTATTGGCAATTTATATTAGTTTACACAAAATTTTGGACTATCCCTTATTTTACTTATATTTTTTCAAACTTATTTTCATCCTCGTAATATCTGCTTGTACTTTTTCTCTTATCATTTTTGACATTAAGAAGATAATAAATTCTTTTATCCTTATCATGCCAACAAATTTTTTTAATAGTTGCTTTTTTATCAGGATATTTAATTAATTTAACTTTGTCACCTATATTAAATCGTGGACATTTTATTATTTCATAAAATTCCTTTCTTATTCTAATTACTTCTTGATTTTTACTTCCAAGCATTTTTATACCTACATAATCTATTTCTTCAGTTTTACATTCTAATATCGTTCCCCATAAAATTGACAGTGGATAACCAAAATTTTTATTAAAATTTTCATATTTAAAAATATCATCAGAATGTATAGTCTTGTCTGGAGAAGGAGAGTTATTTTTTAATACTCCACATGTTCCTATATAACTTTTATTCATTATTGACCTTCTTCATTGTATAATTTAAATCCTTCGATTACTTTCTACAAATAATTTTTCGATGTTTCCAGTTACTTTTCTGCCTTCCTAATTAAATCCAGTAAGCGTCATCGAACTTGTTATTGTCATGTATTACTTCATTAACATTTACAAAAATTTCCATTTTGATAGTTAGTGTTTTCTGTATTAATATTTCCGTTGCTCTGAGAGACATTTCCACTTATTCCGTTTGTTTTATGCTACCTTTTAAACCTATTTCAGCACTTAATCCCATTCCAAGACTAAAGTTTTTAGAACTATAATTATTTTTTAGTTCTACGGCTTCTTTTTACATTGTTGTAAGTAATAGTTGCATTATCATTTGACAGCTTCATTGTTGTCATTTTCACTTATTCCTTTAAACTTCTATTTAAAAACAACTTTCACTTCTTTCCCATAAAACGCAACCCCAATCTTCAAAATATTCTTTATCCCTCTTGCCTTCAATCTTGTATCATATTTCTTCTCATCAATCTGTTTCAACGCCTTCTGTGCCCTCTCTTCCATTCCCTTTTTCGTCTTCGATATTTTAAATTCCATAAGATAGGCTTTTTTTTTACTTTTTATTTGAATCATT